TAAAATGATTAAAAATTTGTTTGGCCGTCATGCCACTGAAGGTTGACGGCTTGCAGGTCACTGCGTTCCTCGCCGCCTGTACGATCGTGTCCGCCATGAGGGCCGCATTAACGTTTTTAATTAGGTTATCATTGTTCTTAATTTGTTCATTAACGTTCTTAATTTGTTCATTAACGTTCTTAATTTGTTCATCATTGTTCTTAATTTGTTCACTGTTCTTCATCATTATTTGAAGTTCTTGTGGATATTGAATTGTTGTCATTTTTTTAAATAAATTTGATTATTTAACTTATTTTAAAAATTGATTTTAAAATCCAAAAATTATAAATAATAAATAAACATGAATTTCGAACAAGAAAATCAAAGATTAAATCAAGAAAACCAACAACTTACTCGACAAGTACAACAACTGACTAATGAGAATCAGAGTTTAAATCAGCGAATCCAACAACTGACTAATGAGAATCAGGGTTTAAATCGACAAGTCCAACAACTGACTCAACAAGTCCAACTTGATTTTTTATTGCAAGACACATAATAAAAAATGAAAACAATGACTCACCTTACAGGCGGCGCCCGAAGGGCGCAATATGAAAAAACAGTCGGTAACCCCGTTGGTCCCGTTTGCCCTGTAGATCCTGTGTATCATGAACGCTGAAAAGTTCATTTAAATTTCTATTATCCTCTTCCTCTTATTTTCTTTAATTTTTCTAATTCTATTTCTAATAAATCAACGTCTTTTTTGCAGATTTTTAATTTTTCGTTTTTTTGATTTATCCGATCTTGATTGTCTTTTATCCAGATCTTTAACTGAGTTTTACGTTTTTCGCAATTTTCTAATTGTGTGTCAAGATCAAGTTCTTCAGTTTGCGCAGCTCCTAGCATTTTATTCAAATTTTTAACTTGTTTGAAACATGAATTATACCAAATCCATAATCCATAGAAAGTTGTTATTGACAACAATAAAATAATAATTTGATTGGTTGGTGGCATTTTTAACACAAAAATAAAAAATATAAAAATACTTTGCATGCATTGGATTTATAAAATTTTGATCTGACATTTTATAATTCGTGATGTGATGAAAAAAAGACAAAATTAAAAATAAAATATGATTCTTTGATCGATATTGGATTGAAAATTTAACCAAAAATTAATTTTCAAAAAAAAATTGAAAAAAGAGTTATCCGGAAGAATATTAAATAAAAAGATGTCCCCAAATCAAATAATAAAAAAAACTGACTCGTCTATTGCCGCCCCTTTAGACCATTCAAAAAGTGGGCTTAATGATTTCCTTAAAGAATTGAAAGCACCAAATGATCCAACTCACACACATGTATCAATGGGAATTCCTAGAGGTGTTTTTTCAGCAGGATCAAGAATGAAAGAATTTTGGGAACGTTATTTAAAAGCCATTTCGTTAAACCAATCTGTTTATCTTGCTGAAAATCCTGGTAAAGAAACACCTATTCTCGTTGATATTGATCTAAGGATTAAAAAATCTGTAATTCCATCATCAAATCACACAAATCATCTATATACAAATAAACAAGTTTTAGAAGTAATTTCGGCTTATCAAAAAGCAATTAAAGAAGTTGTAGATGCTCCAAAAGATGAAGCATATACATGTGTACTTTTAGAAAAAAAGCCATATGAGACGGAAATAGGAGGAGAGAAGTATATTAAAAATGGTTTTCATTTGCATTTTCCAAAAATTTTTCTTGATAGAAAAGTTCAAGAAGTTTACATTATCCCAATTGTTAAGAAATTAATTCCAAACATTTTTGATAATATCGGAGCTAAAGATTTTATCGACACGAATTCCATAAGTGTTCATTGGTTATTATATGGGTCAAAAAAACAAAACAACCTCGCATATAAAGCAACTAAATGTTTTGGAAAGAATGCCGAAGAATTAACATTCGAAGACGCATTAGGTGATTACATTTGCAATACATACTGCGGTGAATCTAAAATTTCATGCAACAACCGTGTAATTGAATTACTTCCAAGAATTTTATCAATTTCATTATATAATAGAGCAGATTTGTATTATTATCACCCCAAACCTAGTGTTATCACACCATTATTTGAAGAATTTCAAAAAATTAAAAGAAAGAGAAAAGAATATGATCAATTATCTATTGATAAAGCTTTGGAAGAAGCTCAAATACTTCTTACTATGCTCAAAGATATTAGAGCCGATGATAGAGCTACATGGTTAAGAGTTGGATATTGTCTTTGGAATATAACTCAAGGAGATGATGATGGGTTAACAACCTGGTTAGAGTTTTCTGAGAGAAGTGATAAATTTGATGAAAGTGAGTGTTTTTCATTATGGCATAAGAGTATGCGTCCAAATAAATTTACAATTGGGACGTTAAAATATTACGCAAAACAAGACAGTCCGGAAATGTATGAGCAGATGATTAATGAAAAATCTAATCACTTGATTGTTGAAGCTGTAAATGGATGTCACACTGATGTTGCTAAAATTTTATACAACGAGTATGGAAATGAATTTATATGTACATCTATATCAACAAAAGAATGGTATCATTTTAAAGATCATATATGGAAACAATTGGATAGTGGAACTGCGTTAAGAGAGAGAATATCATCAAATGATGGAATTATAATCAAACAACTAATTGCAAAAAGAAATGAAATTCAATGTGTAACAGATGAAGAAAAAGAAGAAAAAGAATTTGAAAAGCGATTGAAGAAAATTAGCGATCTTATTAAACAATGTAAAAATACTCCGTTTAAAAATCATGTAATGCGAGAATCACAGGAAGTTTTCTATAATTCAGAATTTTACAATTTATTAAATAAAGATCCGTATCTAGTGGCATTTAAAAATGGCGTCTATGATTTTAATAATGTAATCTTCAGAGATGGAAATCCTGAAGATTACATATCAATATCTACTCCAATTGAATATATTGATTATCGATCTATTGATCATCCAGATGTTATTGAAGTTGATGACTTTTTTCAAAAAGTGTTCCCAGATCCTGATGTACGAGACTATTTTTTAAATCAAGCATGTCAGGTATTTGTTGGCGGAAATCATGATAAAGTGATACTTTTTTGGACAGGCGAAGGCAACAACGGAAAAACGGTGACTCAAACATTATTTGAAAAAATGTTAGGACGATTAGCTGTCAAATTTAATACAACCATCATTACTGGCAAGAAAATACAAACTGGCATTGCAAATCCTGAACTTGCCAGAGCAGGAGATGGTGTTAGATGGGCTGTTATGGACGAACCCAATCAAGATGAAGTGATAAGTTCAGGAACGTTGAAGGCATTAACAGGAAATGATTCATTCTGGGCGAGAGATCTATTTCAAAAAGGTAAAGAAACGAGAGAAATTCAACCACTGTTCAAATTGCATATGATATGTAATAAATTACCAATTATAAAAGATGTTGAAAAAGCGGTTTGGAATCGTATTAGAGTTATACCGTTTGAAAGTACTTTTTTACCAGATAATGAATGTCCTGAAGATTATGAAGAACAAATTGCTCAGAAAAAATTTCCAATGGATAGAAATTTCGCCGACAAAATACCCAAAATGATTCAACCCCTCGCTTGGTATCTTATTCAACGCTGGAAAACTATTAATAAACTCGAACAATTCATACCTGATAAGGTCAAAGTTGCAACCGATATGTACAAAAGAGAAAACGACTTATATCACCAATTTGAACAACAATGCGTTTTTTATGAAAAGGATGCACATCTTACACCTGCTATTTTGTATTCTCATTTTAAAGAATGGTGCAAAGAAGAATGTCCTAATAGTGCCATTAGCAATCGAAGTGTTGTTAAACAGCATTATATTAAAATATGGGGAGAATTAGAGAAAGGCAGGTATTGGTTACATAAAACGTGCAAACAACCTGATGAAAATAATCCTATGTTAGTTTAATTCAGATCAACTCAAATCAAAATTATTTATTTTATTCTATTAAAAAATGAATAGAGACGCATGCAATGAATTCTTCATGTTTCCTACCAGAAACCCTCTCACAAATAGATTAATCAAACCGCGAGGACCTACTTATAATACACTTATGAGAGCTTGCTCAGGAAGTCGACCCCGAAGCCCCAGAAGTCGGAAACCTATCAGACGCAGATCTCGATCAAGATCTCGATCAAGATCCCGATCAAGATCTCGATCAAGATCACCACGACGCATAGTTCCTAGATATCATCCATCAATGGTTAATGGGAGACCGTCTTCTTCATCGTCACGTCGCATAACACCTCGATATCATCCAACAATGATGAGAAAAAATCAAGATGAAGATGATGATTATCTTACTGCTCATTATATGTTTAATTATTAAAATGTCCAAATTATGAATTTTTATAATCCAAATGGGTTTATAAAAATATGTTTTGTTTGTTAGTTGAAAATCTAAACATGAATTCAATTTACCTAAAAAATGATTTTAAATTACAAAATTTATTAAAACTTCAAAAATTACAAAATATGTTGATAAAAATATTATTAATATTTTTCCAATTACTGTTTATAAACGGAGTTATTTGGAAAGACGATGCTTGTATAACTAATTGTATGAAATATAACAATTACCATTATTGTTATACTAGTTGGACTAAATGGAAAAAATGCGATCCAATTAACTTAGTAGTTGATAGCAATGTACATGAAGAATATTATAAAACAAAAACAAAAAATGTATGGTGTACAGGTAGATGTGGTAAATTTAGTTACCATACTGAATGGTGTTTTGTCGGACTTGATTGGAAAGAATGTACAACAAAAAATGCAATAAGAAAAACTGTATTAAACCATATTAACTCTGCCATCGAACAACATGGAACTTGTGATTTAAGTAACCTTAAAATAAAAAACCCCAAAAAAAAATTAAAAAAACGCAACACAAACGACATTGATGTTAATAATTTAGCTTCAAATATTATTAGTAGCCGAGACTACTACACTGAACGATTAAACAACCCAACTACATCTATTACAGATTATTCTACCATTCGAGCACCATCTATACCAAACCATGATGATCTAATGTTAACTGTTAGAATTAGAGCAAGAATTCGTTATAATCATTTACAATCAAGAACATCAATGTCCAGTAGTTTAAACACTTTAATGAGAAACATGGACATGATTGCCGGTCAAGATGAAAGAGGTCATTTAATTGCAGCTTCTTTGGGCGGAACAAATGATCCATTTAATATAGTACCTCAATATCGTGGTACTAACAGACGAGCTGGATCAAACTCACATTGGTTTACAGTTGAAAATGAAATACGAACGTTCGTGAATCAAGACAGAAGAAATAGCGTTGGATTACACGTAATAGTGTTATACAACGATCTTATGGTATCTAGGAGACCTAGAAGTTTTGTTACGCAAACTATTTTTTACAACTCATATGGTTATATATTTCGAGATAGTGGTTCTTGTTATTTTACAAACAATCCAAACGGCCCAGACCTTGACGAACCAGATTTAGGATTCATTCACGATGAATTTAAAAAACGAATACGACGAAAACCTCCTACAACTACTAAAAAACCTAAAACAACAACTACTAAAAAACGTAAAACAACTACCAAAAAACCTAAAACAACAACTACCAAAAAACCTAAAACAACAACTACTAAAAAACGTAAAACAACTACCAAAAAACCTAAAACAACAACTACCAAAAAACCTAAAACAACAACTACCTCTCTTTCAGATGAGTATTCTCCTTCAGATGAGTATGATTCTCTTTCAGATGAGTATGATTCTTTTTCAGATGAGTATGATTCTTTTTCAGATGAGTATTCTCCTTCAGATGAATATATAGATCCTCCTTCAGATGAGTATTCTCCTTCAGATGAATATATAGATCCTCCTTCAGATGAGTATTCTCCTTCAGATGAGTATATATATATTTAAAAAAATTGAATAAAATATTTTATAACTTTTTTAAGTTAAAAAATTTGAAATAAAATAAAAATTGAGTTATAGATTATAAAAATTATAAAAAAAGATAAACACAAAGAATATGGCAAATGTAATAAATTATAAAAATTTTAACGTTAACAATATTAAACTGTCAGTAGAACATAAAAAATATCTGTATAGCAATGATACATATCACTTCAAGAAAATTATGCCAAAATATGTGTATGAAGATGGAATAGAAGAAGATATGTACATTCAACTTCCAGAAGGGCTTTCTTATGGCATTAAAACATTTGATAATACCAAGACCAAGAATGATAATAAAGCACCACCATCGCACAGTTTTTCTCTTGCTATCGATGCTCTTGTTAACAATGATATTGATGAAAAGGTGAAAATAATAAAAATGTTTGAACAAATACAAGAACGTGTCAAAGCTTTTTTGTACGAAGAAAATGTTATGAAAAAATTAGGTAGGTTGTCCGATGAAACAAAACTCAGAAATATGGAGTGGTCCGAAGAAAAGATTATGACAAAATTAGATAAGGAAAAAGTAAATTGGGCTACCGCGATTGATGGAATAAAATCGTTTTTATCATATCAAATCGATAAAGAAACTAATGAAAAAAATGAAGCATCCGGTCCAACTTTATTCATGAAATTGAAGACCGACAAATCAAAGACCGACAAATCAAACAATCCATTGATCAAAACTGTTTTCAGGCAAATAAACTCAAACAATGAAATTGAAGAAATTCCGCAAACATCATTACCTGAATTATTTCAAGGAGTGAGATGTGTAGCAATTGGAGTTGTTCATATAGAAAGCATATACATCCCAAAACTGAACAACATATCAATTCAATTCAATATTCATGAAGTCTTAATTACAAAAATAATTCAAAAGGATAAAAGTCGAATTCAACTTCCTGAAAATTACTTAGGATTATTAAATAATAAAGTTGACAAAATATTTGATTCCGATGATGATGATGAAATTGTTCATTCTAATTCATCTTCAAACAAAAGCAGTAATGAAGTAAAACCAATAAAAAAAATAATCAGACGATTCCCTACAAAAGAAAATGATGATGAAAGCAGCAATGATGAAAAACACGTAGATGTAGATGATTCAGTAAAACCAAAAACGATAATAAAAAAAGTAAT